CCCGTATGGTTCTCGACTTTCTCTCGCTCGACCGGTACCTTGAACGCAAGCTAGGAGGCCTGAATGGCCGTCGAACGCCGCAAGCCACGCGACCGGGCGCAGAACTATGGCAAGCTGCCCGACACCCAGGAGCGCGTGGAGTACCTGCGCGAAGCCCTGCGCCACGCGGAGAGCATGGTCACGCAGGCCGAGGAGGCGCGCAGCTGGCAGGCCGCGGTCAGCGCAAAGCGCCTCGCGCTTCAGACCCGCGACGAACTCGACCTCGCGCTTGCCAAGGCCTCGGCCCCTGACGACACTATGAGCGATGAGCAACTCCTCTCGATCATGGTGCAGGCCATCGCCTCGCTCCCTGCGCAGCATCTCGAGCGTCTCGAGGACGCTATCGCGATCCGACGTGGAGCTTCTCCCGTGCGACTGGTTGAGACTGCTTGAACCTCGCCTCCCTCGCCACGGCGACGAACACGCTAGCGCGTCGAGCACACGCGGACCCGCTGGCCTACTTCCGGCCGACGCCCCCGCAGCTCGCGTTCCTGTCGAGCAACCATCCGATCCGCTTGCTCCGCGCCGGGAACCAGCTCGGCAAGACGTGGGCGGGGCTCGCCGACTGCATCTATCGGTGTCTCGGGTCGCACCCGTACACGCTCGTAAAGGCGGCGCCGATCGAGGCGTGGGTCGTCGTCGTGTCGTGGGAGCAGAGCCTGTCGGTACAGGCGAAGCTCTGGCAGCTGCTCCCCAAGGACAGTATCGATCCAGACTGCGAATACACCCCGGGGAGGGGCTTCCGTGGGCGTACACCCGTGGTCCGCTTCCGGAACGGATCGGTCCTCCGCATCCGCACGGTGAACCAGGGCGCCCTCGCGCTTGCTGGCTCGACCATTGACTACGTGCTCATCGACGAGCCACCGCCCGAAGAGATCTGGTCCGAGCTCGCGGCGCGCGTGCTGCGCCAGCGAGGACGCATCGCGATCACGCTTACGCCCATCGGGCTCCCCCTCGGGTGGCTGAAGAAGCTGGTCGAGGATCAGGTCGTGCAGGACCTGCACTTCCCGCTCACGGTCGAGAACACCACGCCCATCGGTGGGCGTCCTCTGCTTACGCGCGAGGACATCGACAAGCTCGAGGGACAGGTGCTCCCCCAGGAGCGCGCCCAGCGCATCCACGGCGAGTGGGACAGCGGGTGGGTCGAGGGTCGCGTCTTCAAGATGTTTGACCCGACGACGCACGTCCGCGCCGATGTTCCGGCCGGCGAGGCGCTTATCGGCGTGGGCATCGACCACGGCACCGAGGCCGGCGCGCAGGTCGCGGTCCTGACGGCGCTCGTCCGCGACGGCGGCGAGGGGCACCCGAAGATCTGGGTGCTGGACCAGATCGTATCGGACGGCATGACCACGCCGGACCAGGACGCCGCGGCTATCCTTGCGATGCTCAAGCGGTGCGGGTTGCGCTGGGAGAACGTCGACCGCTGGGTGGGCGACCGCAAGGTGTACGGCAGGCGCAACGGGAGCCTCAAGTCAAACGCCATGCTGATGTCCTCGATGGAGCGCGCGCTCAAGCTCCCCACCGGGAGCCTCCCCTTCCGAATCCACACGGCGTACAAGCCTCGCGGGTCGGTGTTCGAGGGCTACCGGGTGCTGTCCGCGGCGATGCTCCGTAACGACTTCAGCATCAATCCGCGGTGCCGAGGCTTGATCGACGACCTACAGAAGTTCGACGGTCGAGAGGCCAGCGAGCATAAGCATTCGATCGACGCCCTGCGCTACACGCTCGAACTGTATACTAGGCGCCTATACCAGCCGACCGCGATAAGGCTGGGCTAACGGGGGGTCCATGTACGCGTACACGAAGATGCCGCAGCCGCCGGCGCCGAGTAACCCCGACGAGGCCGCGCGATGGGAGCATACCCGGCATCGTCGCGCGCTGATGGAAGGCCGATGGTCGCGTCTGCTTGAGGACCGTCTCCAGATGCAGCTCGGCAGCACACGCCGTCAGGCGTGGGGCATCCCGGACATCAGCAGCAACCCGTTCAAGGTTGTTGCGACCGAGTTGGCCACGCTCTACGATGCCCCCCCGGACGTTTCCCACAACACGGCCGGCGGGGCAGTGGACGCGCTGTGCGGGTCGAATGGACTGATCGCGCGTGCCGGTCTGTGGCCGCAGATGTCCCGCTTTCAGAGCATGGTCATCGCGCTCCGCGAGATGTGGATGCGGATCGATGTCGAGGACGATCGGCTTACTTACCGCCCCGTCTCGCCGGACATGACGATCGCCGAGGCCGATCCGAGCCGGCCTACCGTCCCACTGGCTTACGCCGAGATCCGTCTCCGGCACTTTCGCGGCGAGGCCGTGTGGCTGTGGGACGTGCTGGACATCCGCGACCCGGCGAACCCTTCCTACACGGTGCGTGTTGCGAAGGACGGCGGCATGGGCGAGGACGTGACCCTAGAGGTGCTGGGCGCGACCTACTCGGGCGAGGCGTACCCGTACCGTCGAGCGGATGGAACTCCGATCCTTCCCGTCGTGCTTTACCACGCGAGCCTCTACGGGGACCGACTCTTCGACGCCTTCAACGGCATCGAGCTTTACGAAGGATCGCTCAACCTCGCGGTGTACTACTCATTCCTCGCGCACACGCTTCGCGATGCATCGTTCCCGCAGCGGTGGGCGATCGGCGTGCGAGTGGCTGGCTCCGACATGGTGGACGGCGGCACGCGCGGGCAGCGCGTCGAGGTCGTGACCGACCCGACGACGATCCTCATGCTCGACGCGGCGATGGAACAGCAGCCACAGGTCGGACAATTCGACGCGTCGGCAGACGTGGAGAAGCTCGAGGCGACCATCGCTGCTATCGCCCATCGCCTCGCCACCGACGCAGGCCTCTCGCCCAGCGAGCTGCAGCGCACGAGCGGGAGCGCCAAGAGCGGCTACGCCATCAGTCTGTCCTCCGAGGGTAAGCGGACGGCGCAAAGGAAGTACATCCTCCAGCAGCGCGACGCCGACGAGCGGCTCGTCGCGATCTCGGCGGCGCTCTTCAACCGGGCCACCGGGTCGCAGTTCCCGGAGGGCGGGTACTCGGTCATGTACCGGGAGATCCCGCTCTCGCCTGAGGAGATGCAGGCTCGCCGCACGCACGCGATGGAGATGATGGAGGCCGGCCTGATGGACAAGGTCGAGGCGCTCCGGCTGTTCGGCAGCATGACCCACGAGGACGCCGTCGCGCGCCTCGAGCAGATCGCGCTTGCGAAGGCTGCGGAGGCGCGGATGCTGGAGAGCGCGCCGCCGGCCGTTGAAGAAGGAGAAACAGGAGGACGGCCGGCGACGGCCGCACCCGATGTATCCCCTGCGCACGCAGAGGCGATGTCCGAAGCCGGCGAGGAGCTCGACGCGGCAGAGGAGGCACTCGCAGCTCTCGACCTGGACGAGGCAAACGCGGCCGTCGTGGCGGCGGTCATCGAGAGCCTCCGCGAGGCGCGCGGCTACCTCGGGCTCGGCCCGAAGGTCGAGGCTCAGGTCGAGATCCACGACGACATGGAAGAAGACGAGGCGACGACCTGATGCCGTTCATCTCGGAACGTCAGCGCGACTATCTGAAGCGCGAGCACCCTGAGGTGTACCGGCGCTTCCTGCGCGACGAGCGCGCGATGGGCTTTGAGCTCCGCGCACCCGTCGAGGTCGCCGCCGTCGCAAAGCGTGGGCTTGAGAACCGGCGCAAGTACGGCCGAGGCGGGACGCTGGTCGGTGCACGCCGCGCGTCGCAGCTCGCAAGCCGCGACGTGGTGAGCATCGAGACCATCAAGCGCATGGTCGCGTACTTCGAGCGTCACGAGGTGGACCTCGAGGCGCCGGCCGCACGCCCAGGGCATCCGCAGTATCCGAGCGCCGGGCGCATCGCGTGGGACCTCTGGGGCGGCGCCCCCGGTCGTGCGTGGGCGCGTCGGCAACTAGCAGTCTGGGAGCGCGTGCAAGCCGCACGCGAGGAGGAAGAATGACCGAGGAAGGAACCACGACCACGACCACGACCACGGCAGAGGCCGGCGACAACGGAGCGGGCGCCCGCATCCGGCAGCTCATCGCTCGCGTGAAGGAGCTCGAGGGGCGCGTCAGCGAGCTGACTCCGCTTGCAGAGAGCGCCGAGAAGTACCGGGCGCAGATCGAGGAGGTCAAGGCCGCGAGCAAGGCCGAGCGCGAGGCGCTGCGCACCGAGCGTGAGATCGCCGCGGCTGGCATCACCGACGCCGAGGGCATCGACTACGTGCAACATGCCTACAGCCGACTGCCCAGCGAGGGCCGTCCCCCGCTCGCGGAGTGGCTCGGAAACAAGGATGGCCTCCCGAAGGCAGTGCGGGCCTACCTGCCCGAGGCCGCGCCCGCAGCCCCAGCAGCTGCTCCGGCCCCCGTGACCACGGCGATGCCGAAGACGAACGTAGGTACGGTCACGCAGACGCCGCCGGCCACGACCGCGTGGACGCCCGAGAGCATCATGCGTCTGTCGCCCGCAGAGTTCAAGGCGAACGCAGCAGCCATCAAGGCCGCGCTTTCCACGCCTTGACATTCTGTCACCGGTAGGCTTACCGTAGGCGTGGGGGACATCCCCCACGCGCTCGGGGCAAGCTCCCGTAAAAAGCGATAGGCGCGGCAAACCTCGAACCTCTTTAGGAGGCCATCATGGCCAACATCGATTTTGCCGCTCTCGACGGCAACGCCCGCGTCGCTGCGGTCCTCTACCAGTCTATCGTCATGAAGCTCGCCGACACCGGCAGCCTCCGCAACGCGCCCTGCTTCCTCAACGTCGGGTCGGTCAACGGCACCGGCTCCGACTCCATCCAGGTGCCCGTGGTCGGCCTCAACGGGACCGACATCATGAGCGCCCCCGGCGACGGCGTGAGCGTCTCGAACACCTCGATCACCTCGTCGGCCGCTACGGTCGTCGTGGCTCGTCAGGCGCTGCGCTACGACCTCACGGACCTCGCTCGCGTGAGCAACTCCGTGCCGGGCGGCGTGGACCTCGACGGCCTCACGAACGCCATGGTGGCGGCCTTCAACGGCCGTTTCAACCAGCTCGCGTGCGCGCTCTCTTCGGGCTTCTCCACGCAGGTCGGCAGCACCGGCGTGGACATGACCACGGACACGTTCTACTCGGCGATCTTCGCGCTGCAGCTGCAGAGCGTGATGGGCGAGTACGACGTGATCCTGCACCCGCAGCAGTACAACGACCTCATGTCCAGCCTCCGCGCGGAGACGGGCCCGGGTCAGTACATCGCGGCGAACCAGGAGCAGACCAGCGCGCTGGGCACGTCCTACAAGGGCAAGCTCTTTGGCGTGAACGTCCACGTGTCGTCCTACATCCCGACCGCCAACTCGGGCGCGGACTACCGCGGCATGATGCTCGGCAACGGCGCCATCGCCTACGCCCTCGGCACCCCGGCGCCCATTCAGGCGGCGGGCGGCGTGGTCATCCCGGCGGGCGCCCCGGTGGCGGTCGAGTGGGAGCGTGACGCGGCCTCCGGTCTCACCAAGGTCGTCGGTAGCGCCTTCCTCGGCGTTGCGGAGCTCCAGGACCTCAAGGGCGTTGGCATCGTCAGCGACCTGTGATGGTCTGCTAGGCTCTGCCTAGCGCCAAGGCGTGTCCGTGCTTATGGTACGGACACGCCTTCGTGCGTAAGGAGAAACAACAGATGGCAGCGAACTTCGGAACGGCTGACGGCGGCAACTTTGCAGCGCAGCCGGCATCGCGACCTGCGGGGATGGCTACCCTGCTCAACCTGCCGAGCAACGCGGCATGGTGGTACACCCATCACCCGGGACACTGGCAGTGCGTGGACGGCGAGTGGCTCCCCGACCTCGGGCAGATGCTGGCTATTCCCGGGCTCAACCGGGTGGACAAGAACGGCGACACGGCCCTCGCTGAGGTGCACCTCGGCAAGAAGGGCATGACCATTATCCCGTGGGAGGTCGAGCCCGGCGGCTACTGCATCCAGTACGCAGGCGCGAACGGTCCCGTGTTCCTCAGCAAGTGGGAGAAGCCGAAGCTCGTTGCGGGTCAGACGCGCATGACGGTGGACACCGAGGGCTATCGTGCCTTCCTTCGTCGCCTCGTCGCGGATGGCGTGATCAAGGTCCCCGACGCTGACTTCATCAACGTGATCATCGAGCGCCAGGAGCGCGTGGTGAGCGAGCACCAGACCCGCGCGCCGACGCATCCCGGCAGCGCGCTCGCGCTCCCCGTCGAGAGCAAGCGCCTCGATGACATGCGCGCCGCACGTGAGCGCATGTATACTCCCGTCAAGAGGGCGAAGGCGTGAGCGAGCGTAAGGACATCGCAGCAGCGAAGGAAGCTATGACGCGCCGTCTTGTCGAGGGCGGCATGCCGGCGCAGCGCGCCGAGCAGGTCGCGCGCCAGCAGGCCCAGAAGGCAGACCGGCGCGAACGCGATAAGTGACGGCGAGGGGGGCACATGAGCATCAGCGAGACGCTGTTCACGGCACGGTTCCGCTCGGGCGAGACGATCGAGCGGGGACGTAACCAGGACCTCACGTGCCCGATCTACCGGGCGGGCGCCCTCGTCGCGCCGATCTCTGGCACGATCACGATCTACCGTGCAGACGGGACCGTGGTCGTCAACGCCGCGGCCGTGACCATCACGGGAAGCGTGGCGACCTACGCGCTCCTCGGGACGCTCACGACCTCGCTCGCGCTCGAGGAGGGCTGGCTCATCGAGTGGACGCTGCAGATGACGGCGACGCTGCAGAACGTCTTTCGCCAGGACGGCGCCCTCGTGCGCCGCACGCTTTATCCGGTCGTGACAGACACGGACCTCTTCCGTCGTCACAGCGACCTCCCCGCCCTTCTGGCCACCGGGTCGACCAGCTACCAAGACGCGCTCGATGAAGCCTGGGCGACCATTACCAATCGCCTTGTGGCTCAGGGTCGGCGACCCTACCTGATCATCCAGCCGAGCGCGCTCCGGGACTGCCACCTCGCCTTGACCCTGCAAATCATTTTTACCGATTACCAGACTTCGGCCGGCGACGGTGGCCGGTGGCAGGCCCTCGCCGAGCACTACCAGCGCATGTATACCGAGACGTGGGGCCAGCTCCGATTCTCGTATGACGAGAGCGACGAGAACAAGATCATTCCGAACACGAAGAAGAGCGGCACGTCGACCGTGTGGCTGAACGGCCGCGGCGGCTACCCGCGCTTCGGTGGGTTCTACTAATGGCCAGCAAGACCGTCAGGCAGCTGCGCGAGGACGTGACCGCACGGATCCTCACGCTCACGGGCTGGAAGGAGTCGCGGGTCGCCCCCGACAACTTCGGCCGCGACGCGGACAGCATCGCGCACAAGGCGTTTGCGGTGCACCCGACGCTGACCGAGGACCTGCGCGCCTACCGCGGGCGACCCGCCGAGGGGCTCCTTGTGGAGACGACGCTTGACCTGCGCTACTCCTGGCGCCTCGCGCCGAAGGGCATGAGCGACAGCTACGACGACGCCCTCGATGGCGAGCAGGCTGCGATCAACAAGCTGATGGTCTACGACGCGACGTGGCCCTCGTCCTACAAGGTGCAGATCCTTCGCACCACGCGCGAGACAAACACCATCGGTGAATGGGTCATCGGTGTGATAACGTTCCGCATCGTCCACACGCTTCCGCTTCAGTAGGGGGACATCATGGCTGTTTCGTCTGTCGTTAAGAACTTTCGGGATGGGGTCCTCTTGGTAGAGGACGGAACCACTCCCACGGCGCTCTCCGTCACGGTGCAGTACGAGGCCGGCGACTTCTCGATCTCGGGGCTCACCCAGAGCAACACCGAGGCGACGACGTACCTAGACCGCGGCGACCTGGGCTCGGTGCGTAAGACCTCGCGCTCGTTCCCCACGTTCTCCTTCTCGGCGCACATGACGGACCTCTCCGACGCGACCGACAAGCAGCTGTGGGATGCCGTGAACAAGACCGGCGCGTTCGCCTCGGCGAACTCCACGGGCGGCACGGCCTCTGACGTGTACATGCTGAAGGTGACCCTCACGGTCGAGGGTACGAACTTCGGAGACTCCGCGGATCACACCCTGATCATGACGAACTGCCGCCTCTCCATCGACTTCGCCGAGGGTGACCCGAACACCTTCACGGTCAACGGCACGGTCTACGGCACCATCACGGCGACCTGACCGAACCTGTCAGCATCGCTTACAGGTTGACGCGCCCCCCGTGCTACATGGTGCGGGGGGCGTTTCACGTATGAAGGAGGAAGGAATGGAAGTCAAGCTCGGGAAGTTCGCAGTCACGCTCAAGAAGCCGTCGTCGTTCATGTCGGCGCGCGAGGTCACGATCGCGGTGGGCGTTAGTGCCCTGCGCGGGCTCGGTGCGGCGCTCGGCGTGTGCTGGTCGGGTAAGCCACTCAAGGCCACGCTCGCCGGCTGCAAGTACGATACCCTCGCCTACGGAGGCGCTGTCGTTGATGAGCTGGTTGCCCTGGGCGTGACAGAGGCCGAGATCTACACGGCCGGGAAGGAAGCCCTCGACCTCGTCCTCGAGGCCATCCCGCGCGAGCCCGAGGTCGCGACGCTCGAGGGTTTTACCGATCCGCAGACGGAGCCATCGACGCCGTAGCCCTTGAGCTGGGGCTCACGTTCTGCGGCGACCCCGACGCGTTCTATGGGTGGACACGCGACCAGCAGGAGCGCGTCCTCGCGTGGTGGCGCGTCAAGCACACGGCGCCTCCGAAGCCTCAACGCGGGAAGCCGCGCGAAGGTGATAGTATGTCCCCCGAGGCGCGAGCCTTCTGGGGGATAGGTGGCGGGTAAGCGGATCACGGTCGGTCGAGCGTCCACGTCCATCGGGCCCGAGCTCGAGGCGGCGCTCTACCGCATGATCTCCACGACGTACGCCGAGATCAAGCGCGAGGTCGAGAGCATCGCGTCGGACGTGACCGACTACGCCCGCGGCGAGTGGTATCAGAACGTCACGCGTCGCACGGGCAAGACGGGCGAGGGCATCGACTACGAGATGCGGATCACGCCTACGCATCTGAAGGGCGTGGTCTTCTCGCACACGAAGGCGACGTACTACGTCCATCGCCCTGGTCCGTTCTCTCGCCTCGGGCGTCGCGTGGATGGCGAAGAGTTCTCGACCATCATGCAGCAGTACCGCAACACGGGGACCATCCCCGAGGGCTACACGGTCGAACGGTACACACGCACCCGGCGTCCTATCGGCGTGTTCCGCATCAACACCGAGAGCGCGCGCCCACGCGACGGGAAGAACGTCTGGAAGATCGTCGTGCTCGACTACGGCAAGCGCCTCGTGAAGCAGCGCCTCCCAGAGATCGACAAGGCTTTGCAGACCGCAGCGCGACGCGTGGCGGCGTAGGGAGAACCCATGGCTACCGTTGAGCTTTCAGTCGATGCCAACCTCTCGGGGCTGCGTCAGCAGCTGGAGAGCATCCCTGGGCTGACCGCGGAGCAGGCGCGGCTCATGACCGCGGAGCTCAACAAGAGCATTCGCGCGAGCGAGCGTGCTGCGAAGGCTGCGGCCGATGCCAGCAAGCGGGCGATGACTAGCGCCTCTGAGAGCGCTCGTGAGGCAGCTGCGGACGTTGGCAAGGTCGGAGACCGGTTCGGTACCGTAGGCTCCTCTGCGGGCAAGCTGGCGGGCGCCCTGTCGATGCTGGGGCCGGCGCTCGGCGACAGTGCGCGCAACGTGGCCGACCTCGCGGACGTGGGCGAGGTGGGCGCGCTGGCGTTCGAGGGCTTCGGGGCGATCCTGCTCCCTCTGACGGCTACGCTTGCGCTCTTCGCTGCGGGGCTCGCCCCCATCGGGGAGCTCATTCTCGAGGAGCAGCGACGCGCAGAGCAGACGGCCGTCGCTCTGGAGAAGTACGAGGCGGCGACGAAGGCAGCGGACGAGGCAAACGCGAAGTTCGCGTCTAGCCTCTCCGGCGTCAACGACTATATCCGGATCTCGACCGGCCTCGAAACGATGGCGGCGCAGACCGCTAGGAAGCGAGGCGAGGCGCTACGCGAGGAAGCCGCGGCGACGACGGCTGCGACGCAGGAGCAGATCGCACGCGCTGACGCCATCCTCGCGCTGCGTCAGGCAGAGCAGACGGCTATCGCGAACCACATCCTCCTCGGGAAGGCGACCGACGAGGAGCGCGCGAAGCTGGCCCAGCTGGGGCCCGAGATCGAAGCCATCACGACCGCGCAGGCACAGCGCCGTGCGCGTCTGGTCGAGGTCAACGCAACGACCGAGGATAGCATCGAGTTCATGCGCCTCGAGGCCGAGGCTATCGACCAGGTAGCCCGCAACGACAAGCGCCGTGCAGCGGCGAAGGATGCGTCAGCAGCCGCCGCGCGCGCGCATGCTGAGGCTCTGGCCGTCGAGGCTGCACAGCAGCGCGAGCTCGACGTGGTGCTCTCGAAGGCGCGCAGCATCATCGACTCGCAGCTCGACCAGACCGGGCGCATCTTCCAGCAGCAGCGCGAGCTACGCGCCGAGCTCGAGAAGCACCCCGAGGCCTTCGGCACGGTGACGGCGGCTATCGCTGTGCTCGACAAGCAGCTCGATGCGCTGGACGACCAGGAGATCGACGCATACCTCAAGCGGCAGGCAGAGGCGGCGAAGGAGCTACAAAGCGCGTTTGAGGCGCTCATCCCGCCCGAGGTCCCCACGCGTCAAGAGCAGTTCGCCACGCTGACCGAACAGGTCACGCAGGCGATGCGCGATGGGACGATCACCTTCGATGAGTACCGGGCGAAGCTCGAGCAGATCAAGGAGGCGCAGGAGGAGACGTTCAACGTCGAGGACGTGGCGTCATTCTTCTCGGGTGTGCAGAGCTACGCCAACGACCTGTACGGCAACCTCCAGCAGGTGAGCGACTTCTTCACCGAGCAGGCAAACAGCAAGGTCGAGGAGGCTATCGCAGCCCGTAAGCGCCTCGGGAAGGACGCGACCGAGGAAGAGCGCCGGCAGGCTAAGGAGCGCGTCGAGGATGCGAAGGAAGCAGCGCGTAAGGCGTTCGAGGTGAACAAGGCGCTCCAGATCGCACAGGTCGTCGTCAACACGGCGGCAGCTGTCGCGCAGGCTCTGGCATCTGCGCCTCCTCCGTTCAACGCGCTAGCCGCAGCGGGTGCAGCCGCAGCCGGCGCCGTCCAGCTTGCGACGGTGCAGAGCACCGAGCCCAAGTTCCACAAGGGCGGGCTCATCGGCCAGCCTGACGAGAGCATGGCGATTGTTCGGAGCGGGGAGGCGGTCCTCAACCCGATGGGCCGCACAATGCTCGGCGACGACGCGATCCGTCAGGCGAACGCCGGGATCAGCGGCGGGCATGGCGGCGGGCACGCGGTGCAGATCGTCTACAAGCACAAGTCTTTCGACTACTTCGTGCGCGATCATCTGCGAACGAACGCGACCCTTCCTCGTGCGTTAAACGCAGGACGTAGGCTCGGACAGAGGGGGTAACGATGGGCA